CGCTCCAATACAGGGCCGAGCATCAAAAGCTTTTCTTCATGGCGCTCTGCAACCTCTGTCGCTGTCATTCGAGTGTCTGTTGCATTAGCTAACATCAAGAATAGATCAGCATAGAATCCACCACGCACGCGCTCGCGAACGTCTTGAATATCCATCAATAAATGTTGCAGGTTTAGATTAACTTCAAACGCTGTTTTGATGCCAGCAGTTTGACTATCGTAGTAAGTAATACCTCCTGGGAGTGATTCCACCTCACGATTTTTCATGTTGGTTGGAACTTGCAGCGGAGGTTTGGTTTGGTAGTCGATTACTTGTGCTTTGCGAAGCTGTTCATGCTGCAATTGCTTCACATCTCCAAGCACTTCCATTCCTGGGCTATTGCCGTAAATGTCACCACCGCTTACCGCCCATCGAGGAACTAATGCAGGGAAATCATTAAAGCCAGATTCACGCAAGAATTGATGCGGGTTACCACCTACTTCAAATGTGTAGCTGCCCCATGCCATGTTCTTTGCGTCCTTCTTGCGGACATCACGATCAGCGCGTGGCTCGATAGCTTGAATTAGTCGAATCCATTGATCAAGCAAACCACGGTCGAACATGTTTTTAACGACCGTTGAACAGTTGTTGTACCCGTATTCCTTTACGATCTCGCCAACAGTCTTTTCAAACTCGCGATAGATGGTGCATACCTTGCCTTGATAATCCTGTGCAATAGCAAACTCACCAACCGTTACAGGATAATGGTGAATCACGCCTTGATAGTCTGGCAGCACAATTGATGCGGCAGTACCAAATGCACCAAGCTCTTCATACATTTGATGCAGCGTGCGATATGTATTGCTACGCTGAAATACCATTTGCATGCGCTGTGTTACATCAGCAAGCCAGAGCTTTACAGGCTGGTAGTTGTTTAAATCTGGATCAGCCGTGCCCAAACGAAACCAAGGTCGAGCTGGTGATGTAGCTCCAGCCATCATGCCAGCGCCAAGAACGCGTAATGCTCGCGTGCCTGTGTTGTCATAGATGTTGTTATGTCTGCGCCATCCCTTGTCCCTATCTTGAACATAAAAGCGACCAGAGCGTGGTAGCAGGTAGTTTGTAATCTCTTGCCAATGCGCCCACCAAGTCGCACGCTCCGTCTTTAAATGCCCCCATCTTGTGAACAGTTTGTCACGCGTAGGTGCCGTAGGATACGATTGTGCATCGCTGGTGAAATCACTCATGATTAAGCGCCTAACAATGTAGATTTACCCAAATTCATATCAGCAACTTGTGTACCTTGTGGGCCGGTAAGCAAGGTGCCTGTTCCGCTTCCAGCTTCTTGTGCCGCAGCCAAGATTGAACTTACATCAGCTTGTTTAGCATTAGCCTTGTTTACGTTTTGTTCCGCAGTTTGTTGCTGCTTCTCTGCCGCAGTTTTTGCTTCGGCTTGCGCTTGAGCTTGACGCTCGTTTGCTTTGCGTTGCTCATCGGCAGCGCGTTCGCCAGCATAAATTTGGTAGCCTGTACCAACAACAACGGCTGCTGTAATAACTCCTGACATGATTATTCTCCTGTGATATTGATGAAATTTTTTGCCTCTTCATTACGAGACATAAGCTGATCAGCTTCGTCAGTAAATTCGTCTTCAGCTTCCGCAATAGTATTTGCCTTGGTTGCAAATAACATTGTGACCGCTGTGTCTTCATTTGCTATGACCGCTTGCTTTCTGTTTGCGCTTGCAGGTAGCACATGAAATCCAGTTAATCTAAATGAATCGCCATCTCCATATACCGTTACATCGCCATTGATGACCAATATGGTTGGCACCTTCATCAACGAACCAGCCGCTACACAGCCAGCCTTTATCAAAACAGTCCTTGCATACATGCCACCATGAATCACATGATGCGTCTCAATTTGCTCTTGCGGCATTTGCTTCACAACTTCAACCAAAGCATTTACTTTTGCTATGGCATTAACGCTCATAGCTTTGATCTTTCCGCTATTAGCTACCAATTGCGTCATGCAAACCCCTTGTAAAACGTCTCATGTGTTTGTCTATACTTTGATCTAGACATAACGCGAGAAAGCTTTCCACCTTTTGGCGCAGTTAATACCAAACCAACTGCACCGCTAGATTCAGCCAGCTCTTCAGCCGCTCGAAGCAGCTCAATGCCAGCTCCAGATTTCCTATGCTGCTTGTCAACAAAGAATGATTCAACAGATCCGAACATTTTTCCACTATGTGGCAGCACGCTAGTGAACAAAGTTAAGAAGCCAACAAGATCGTCATCAACATGAGCGACCAGAGTAAAGAATATTCCTTTTGACTCCATCGCTCTGTACATGTTGAATTGCAGATCAGCTTTGGGAAACCCATCAACCAGCGACTCAAGTTCGTATTGCTTTACAAGCTCATCAAAATTCTTGTCTTGAAACAGCTCGTCAATCAATACGCGCTTTATCACACATGCTGTCAATCTAGTAGCTGCTTGTGGCAATACGGGCACCTCACATTGTTGCGTAGGGATCATACTCTTTCTCCTTTGTTCTTCTTGTTGGCTCTTCTTCGCCACCTAAAAACTCTGCTACAGGCTGGGCAAACGTCACAGCCAGAGCGTCAGCATCATCAGGACTTGCCAATCCTCTGCGCTTCATTGCGTCTTTTGATTCAAGCAGAATGCTATCGTCAGGTCTAAACCCATACTCAACCGAAGTCAGGTCGGTAGCCAGCGCTTCATCCTTTGCCAAGCAGCCGCCTTGCAGCCATTCACGCATGCGACCCCAAATCTCTGCTCGTTTGTTTGCATACTTCTTGGAGTCGTCAGCCTTGCCACCGAATTGCACCTCGATCACATCGAAGTTTAGCTGTCGCAGCCTGTCGATCACGCCACCACCAACACCACCACCGTCAACAAAGATCACAACGCCATAGCCAGCATTCTTGAGTAGCTTGACATGCTCAACGATCCGGCTGGTGAGCTGCATTGTGTCCAGATTCCTGTATCGCAATGCCGGAAAGGTGGCTGCGTCTCTACCGATTCGCGTGCGAACCACGCTTTGGTCATCACCAAATCGAGCTACGTCAACGCCTACGACCGCTGTTCTACCTTGTATTGTGGTGGTTTCTGGCACTCGATTCATTGCGTCATCAACCAAATTGCGAGCTATGAATTGCAAGCTTGATGCTTGTGGAAATATGCCTCTGACACGGACTCGAACAAAGTCACTGTCTTCGCCGTAATCGTTTACCCATTCCTTGATGGTGCCTTTGTTGGTGATCTGCACCGACCGACTGTCAATCTGTTTAACTGACCATCGATGTCTAAACTTGTTGAAGCATTCAAAGAATCTGCCAGTGTTTCGAGTCGGATTACCAAACACAAACCAGAATGGCTCGCCGTCAGTTAAGCCGCCCTCGGCAACTTCCCAGATCTTGTCTGGCACCGCTGATGCTTCATCGAATATGTAGTACGGTGAGCTGGTTGCAGCATGCAAACCCGCAAATGATTCGCTGTTCTCTTCGCGGCATGTTTGCGCGTCACAGCGCCAGCTTTCAGGGAAATCCTTGTGAACGATTTTCATCGCTCCTTTGCCTGTCGTCACCTCAAACCAGTGACCAGTGATGCATTTCTTCTTCCATTTACCAAGCTCTGCCCATGTCTTTGAGCCAAGCTGGTCGCTTGTATTGGCTGTGACCACGCCTTTGCTGTGTGGTCTGGTGGATGCTATCCAAAGAATGAGCCACGATGTGATGGCAGACTTTCCGATACCGTGACCAGAGCTGGTTGCATGGCGCTGCGCTGGCACTGCTTGCTGTCCGTCAAACCCATTTGATCTAACTCCAGCGCTTACCTCATCGAGGAATTCGCACGCCCATTCATCGGGGCCGAACCTGCTTTGATACTTCGATGCCCAAGGTTCTTTCAGCTCAACAACCTGCAAAGTTGGATCATTGCCCCAATCAAATGCATACATGACAAAGCCCAGCGCATCATCGAAGAAGCGCCCCATGTCTTGAGCCAGCGCAATGTCAGTCGGATTGTTTGACACGTTTGCGAGCCTCCAGAATAGCTGCGTCAAGAGCCACAGAGCCGCTGTGTTCGATTCCAACCTTGTCGCCGTACTTCTTTGGACTCCACTTGGCTAACAGCTTCATGCGCTGTTCTACGCGATTCTTTGACCATGCTACATATCCAGAGTCAGACTTGCCGTTCATGTCGTGTGGCGGCGGCTCGTCAATGATTGCAAGGGTTTCTTCCGCGATTGCGTCATAACCCAAGTCTCTCGCGTGCGCGATGCGTGCATAAAAGTCTTTGTCTTTCTCCATCCAAGCATAAACAGTACGCCAAGCTGGTTTGCCTTCTTGACGGCAAAACTCACGCAATGTCTTGCCATGAGCTATCCATTGTGACAACTCTTCTGCGATGTCTTCCGGCACGGCTTCAGGCGGTCTGCCTGTCTTTGCTTTAGGTTTTGTCGTCATTTGCTTTCACTCTCTTCCATCGCTCTGGGGTTTGCGCTCTTCGTTCATACCT